GGTTTTGGATTTCATAGCTACACTAGCTCCGCCAGCTGCGGAGACAATACCAAGCGACTCAGCTAGTTCGCGAATACTAACAGCGTTGTGTGCGACTTCATAAAAGGCAAGTGCAATAATGGCAACCAAACTAATTAGCCATGTAACACGACCAATATCGTAAGTTGTATTGTCTTTGCCTGTGAGGAGTTGTTTAAGGATTTCTGTCACGAAGAGAGTCCAATTTATCTTCAATACGATGAACGGCTTTGAGAACTTCTTCCCAGCGTCCTGCAAAGTCATCTTTGCGCATGTAGTTATCGGCAAGATGATTGCGCAGTTCAGATACGTCGTCTTTAAGAGACTGAACAGCCGTCCAAAGTTCTTTGCAGAACCAGCCAATTGCTACACAAATTAACGGCAAAACCGTATTGATTAGTGTCTGCAAATCCATTTAATATTTTCCTTCAGCAAATACATTTACAAATACTATGTCTTGTTTAATCATGGTGTTGGTGGCACATAAATAGGTTGTGGTTGATTGGTATGTAATAAAGTGCCATCCCAAGTAAATCCAATATCACCAGCACCAAGTATTTCTTGTAAAACAGATTCAGTAGTAGCGGTTGGAACTGTCCAAGCCATAGCTGGTGTATTTGCTTGAACTAACGCAATAGAACCTTGTGGTGGTGTCCATGTAGATGTATTACCATCCCATACACAAATATTGTTTACAACATTAGATTCAATAATTAAATAGTTTTGAATTGTCATTTTATTTTTCCATTACCATGTAAAAATTACAACACCAGATGTTGCAGCTACTCCACTGCTACCAATTGCACCTGCCGCACCTACAGTTACTGAAATGGTAGCTCCTGATGTTAAGCCAGTTAAAAAAGAAATTGCACCGCCACCACCAGACCCGTTATAACCTGATCCAGACCAAATGCTTCCACGACCTAAACCAAACGCACTTAAACCGGGCACGGTATAACTATAAGAATAACCACCTTGCACATTGAATTGTCCACCAGATGCAGTTCCGCCAGAACTATAGTTATTTGCTACGCTTTGATTACCACCATTAGCTGTAATTGTACTTATTGATTGTGAACCAGATGAAACTTGAGAAGCTCCACCGCCACCGCCATCCCCACCACCACCACCAACTACAATAATTTTAAGTGCAGTAACTCCAGAAGGAATTGTAAATGTTCCATTAGATGTAAAGATTTGACCTTTTAAACCTAAAAAAGCTGTTGCTTGTGTTGTTGAATCGTTAAAGGTAACCGAAGTACCTGATGTTGTTATTGTCATATGTTACTCCTAAATTAAGGTGTTCCGCCAGCAGATTCGCTGCCAAGGGTAATAAAGTTTCCAGAGGAATCTAATGATGCCACATTTGTCCCGTTATAATTAAAATATAATTTGGTTCCGCTGGGGGTTACAGACCAACCACCGGTGTTTGCAATAGACACTGCCACAGGTTGAGACCAACCAATTGCAGAACCATTCCAAGTTAGTGCTGTCCCAGAAACCGTTGGTGCCGTAATAAATGATGTTGTACTTGCGCCTGTTTGGTACGGAACTTGATTAGCTGCACCACCAGTTAAGTTAACAGCATTACCACCAGCCACGCTAGTTAATAAAGTAATTGTCCCTGATTGGTTAAAGTATAGCTTACCGTCCGGAATGTTAATTGCCAATTCACCAACAGCTAGATTGCTGGTGGTCGGCATATTCCCGGGGGTTGTACTACTAAATAGGATTATCGGAGTATATCCGGTTTGCGCCATGTTTTATTCCTTTAAATATTCTAAAACGGCTTGTGGCTTTACAAATCGTTCATTTTGGTGTTCTGTAGCTTCCCACCAAATAAATTGATTTACTACTAAATGCTCTCTACCTTTTAGCAAATTAATGTTCTCTACGTGACCAAAAATCAATGGATCAGACGGCCCCCATAATACTATACCGGGTATGCCCTCATCCCAAGCTAAATGTTGAAAAAAACTATCTACACCAATCCAAGTACGACATTCTTGTAATAACTTGCGCAACTCTGCAATTGGTAGATTTTTTCTAAAATCGGGTACTAACTGCTTCTCACCCTCTACACCAACTTGGATAATTGGCTCTTTAATCTGCTCAATTAACAATTCCCAATATGGATAGTTCTTTGGGTTTAGTTTACCTGTCCTGAGCTTTTGTGCATATGGCGCTATGATAATCATAGGTATAACTTCCTATATGCGTTCTCTAAACTACCTTTCCACTTCCACTGATCCATCTTTTTATAAATGTTCCACCGATCTAAATCACCAAAAAGCTGTGTTGCTTCTGCTATTGACCTACCGGGAACCACTTCAGGGTAACATGTAAAAACTTCAGCGTGAGGTATTGCAGGCAGAACATGATTAAATACAATGTGATCGCCAAGCCCGCAATTAAGAACCACAATGGTTTTATCACGGTACGCAAGCACGTTTTTAAAAATTTGCTCATCATGGTCATACATCTCTTTTCTTGTTTCGCTACGAATCCCACCCTGTGGATTCTTCATGTGCCAAGTTACTGCGTTGGGTACTACTAAAATGCTGTAGCCTTTTTGTTGCAACTGATAAGTAAACAGAGTCTCTTCTCTATGAGCAACCCTTGATAATCCAAGATTGTAATCTGCTACGCCAGCGCGGTATAAAAAAGAGCAGTGTAAATGATCTACTTCTTGGGCAATATTAAATTTGCCCCACTGGATATTTGGCTCTGAATCGATGTTATCAATCCGTCCAGTCACATTCGCAGTATTTGGTATATGTGGTGGTGTCCATATATGACTACCAACTGCACCCAAATTAGGCCATTTATCAATCCAGCTATGTAGCTCTTCTAATACATTTGGTTCTGGAATTGCATCATCATCACAACGCCAAACCCAATCATAACCCATGTAGTTGGCTTCTTGATGGATATGGTGCTGACCTTTTTTACCAGCATACTTCCATTCCCAAGCAATACCTTTTATGTCTAACATCTGAAAAAAGTATGAATAAATCAGCTCTTTTCGCATGTCTTGCGGTTCATCATTATCATCAAAAATCACCAGCTTATCCACTGGTTTTGTTTGGTTAATGACGGCATTTAAAACTAGCGGCAATGTTGTAAAGTAGCGCCCGCGTGTTGCTACAGAGCACAGTACTTTATTCATTGTCCCACCTGCAAATCATTAGATTAGCTCTATTAGTTTCATTAATAGGCTGTGGATTTATATTAATAATCCCAGCTTCATTTATATAAACAAATTGAAAACCGGGAAAATCTTTTTCAGTCAAACCGTGTAACTTGTGATGCTCACCCCAAAAGCCTTTTGGCTCATTGTGCGGCACCGTAATCAATAGGCGCTTGCAGTGCTGCTTGAGCTTTTCAACAATTTCAAGACCGTTGTCAAGGTGCTCAACTACTTCAAAGGCTACAATAGCGTCATATTGACTTAACTCGTAGTTATTGATGTCAGCCCAATCAAAACTGCAACTATCGCGCCAGTTTTGGTCTTTCGCAACATCCACGATAATTGGGTCATAATCCAAACCCAAGTAACTAATTCTTTCTGGTAAAAACTGTACGCCGTAACCAGTTGAGCAACCAATTTCTAGTAGGCTGTTTACACCAAACAAATTCTGTGCTGCCCACTCGTAACGCTGTGTCTCTCTTGGAAACACTGGATCGCCTTTGAGGAATACTGCTCGCTCGTAGTTATTTGACAAGCGCCAGTAATACCATTCTTTGTTGTACTTCTTAGCTAGCTTTAGTTCGTTTAATAAGAACTTGTTGTCCCAATCTTGTACTAAGCTAGTATCGTGTACTGTGCCCTCAGCCTTATGATAGATTGGGAATGATCCATCATCAAAGTTTGCATGAATCTTAAATCCAGCCTCTTCGGCTTTTAGGCAAAACTCAATGTCTTCGCAGCCACCAGTGCCATACTCTTCGTTCAATAAACCAATTTTATTAAACACCTTACGGTCAATCATCACACAGAAGAACACCGCAAAACGGCGTTTTGTAATCTGCGAGTATTGCGTCCACACTGCAGATATGTCGCCAGTGTCTAACTTTTCTAGCCACTTATCACCAAGAATAACTGTATCATTGTTTAGCAATACAATCTTGTCACAAGTTGCCATCTCAATTCCGCGGTTAACTGCTTTTGCAAAACCTAGCGGATGTTCCGATTTAAAAAACTTAATTTGGTGCCCAAACCCGTGGTACTCAAAACAACTAATTAAATAATTTAAATAACGTTTAGTATTGTCTGTACAACCGTTATATGAAATAATCAGTTCAATGTCTTCAATTTTGGAGTACTTTAAAATTGAATCTACACAAGGCTTTAAGTACTTTTCACAGTTGTTGTACGTCGGTATTACAATGCTATATTTTGGCATCCTTAAGTTCCTTGATTTCCTGACGAAGTTTAACAATTTCTTTTGCTAATTCTATCACAGAAACCAAAGATGCACCACCATAGTTTACAGCCAGCATTCCCGCATCATTTTCAATAACTGCTTCGGGTAGGGTTTTTTGTAACGATTGCGCAGACACACCAACTTCTTGATTGCCACTTTCAATGCGGGTAAATTTGCCCGATTTGGTATTGGCTAATTGTTCAATAAAATCAACGGGCAATCCTTGCCAATTGGTTTTTAAACGCTCATCCGAACTAGAAACATGGGATGTAGCCGTTAAAGCGCCAGTGGATGGAATATAATACAAATTCCCCGAGTTATAAACTGTTTGTAAATTACCACCATTGGTAGACATAAAGCCTACATAAAAGGTGCTTGCAGAACTTGTGCTGGTAGTGTTTAATGTTGTGGCATTAGACGACGATGATCCGCTGTAACCGCTGTAACCAGAATATCCCGATGCGGGGCCATTATACGCCAACCAAGAAGTACCATCCCAAGTCCATGTTGAACCGTTGGCTGTGTACTGTTGGTTAAGTGCAGGCGAGGCTGGAAAATTTAATGTCGTCATTTGCCTAATTCTTCAATTTTTTGACGAAGGTTAATTACTTCTTTAGCCAATTCAATAACAGCCACTAATGCTGCGTTGCCATAATTTACTGTTAAATAACCGTCTTTATTTATTGAAATAACTTCTTTTAACACTGCTTCTAGCGATTGCGCAGACACACCCGCTTGTGTATCTTGCATGTCAACACGATCATAAATACCGTACTTAACTTCAGCAAGTCTTTCAATAAAGTTCGGTACTAAAGGACGCCAGTTAGTCTTTAAACGTTCATCAGATGTTGCTTGTGTTGCGACGCCATATAAATAACCGTTTGATGCGTTGTAATAAACCGCATTGGTATTTGAAATATATGGTGTTACAGAACCTGTTCCCGTTGCGCCAACAACATAATATGTTGTGTTAGATGTAGTAGCACTGACTGAAAAGCTACCACCAGCGCCGCTATAACCAGAGAAGCCAGATGTACCAGCTGAGCCGGTTGCACCACTATAACCTGAGTATCCACTGGTACCAGTTGAGCCGGTTGCACCACTATAACCTGAGTATCCTGAAGTACCAGTGGCGCCGTTAGTACCGTTTGTTCCAGAGTAACCAGAATATCCAGATGTACCAGTGGCGCCGTTAGTACCGTTTGTTCCAGAGTAACCAGAGTAACCACTGTATCCTGATGTTCCAGAAATACCAGCATCGGTAATTGTCCAAGATGCAATTGTTCCCGAACCACCAGTATACAATACGTTTACTGTTAAGGCTGTACCACTGAACGCAGTAATGTTGCCTTCCATGTAATTGGTAGGAGAGGCAGTAGAGAAAACTCTTACATACTGACCGACAGCAAAAGCAGTTTGGGTAGGCGAGGATAAATTGGTGGTAAATGATTTAGAGCCAGTTCCAATCGTTACTGAAGTAGACGATGTGAGGTTGTAATAACCAAGACCACTATAACCAGATGTACCACTGTAGCCAGATGTACCACTGTAGCCAGAGATACCAGAACCGCTGTAACCAGAAATACCAGAGAAGCCAGAGATACCCGAGAAGCCACTATATCCGCTAGTACCGACTTGACCGCTATAACCGCTGATACCAGAAAAACCACTAAAGCCAGAAATACCAGAACCGCTGTAACCAGAGTATCCGCTAGTACCAGACGCACCAGTAGCTCCGTTTTGTCCAGAGTAGCCAGAGTAGCCGCTTGTACCAGTTGCGCCTGCCGTACCAGAATAACCAGAGTAGCCAGAAATACCGCTACCGCTGTAACCTGAAATACCAGAGAAGCCACTTAAACCAGATACGCCGCTGTAGCCAGATGTACCACTAAAGCCTGAGTAGCCTGATACGCCAGAACCGCTGTAACCAGAAAAGCCAGATAAACCAGAACCACTATAACCAGAATAGCCAGAGATACCACTGTAGCCAGATGTGCCACTACCGCTGTAGCCAGAATAACCAGAGTAGCCTGATACGCCAGAACCACTGTAACCAGAGTAACCAGATACTCCAGAACCGCTGTAACCAGAGTAACCAGATACTCCAGAACCGCTGTAACCAGAGATGCCACTATAACCAGAAATGCCGCTATAGCCAGAGATACCAGAAAAACCGCTATAACCGCTGGTACCAACTTGACCACTATAGCCAGAAATGCCAGAGAAGCCTGATAAACCAGAGGCGCCACTGTATCCACTTTCACCAGAAAAACCAGATAGACCAGAGTAGCCAGAGATGCCAGAATCGCCACTATATCCACTAATACCGCTATAACCAGAGATACCAGAGAAGCCACTATAGCCACTGATACCAGAGAAACCACTGTAGCCAGATACTCCAGATCCGCTGTAACCACTGATACCAGAAAAACCACTATATCCCGAGATACCAGAATCACCAGAGTAACCCGAGATACCAGAATCACCAGAGTAACCAGAAATACCGCTGTAGCCAGAGATACCAGAAAAACCACTATAGCCACTGATACCAGAGAAGCCACTGTAACCGCTTACACCGCTTCCACTATATCCAGAGATACCAGAAAAGCCACTATAACCAGATATGCCAGAGAAACCACTATAACCACTGATACCAGAGTCGCCAGAGTATCCAGAGATACCAGAGAAGCCACTATAACCACTAATGCCAGAGAAGCCGCTATAGCCAGAGATACCAGAGAAGCCACTATAGCCGCTAATACCAGAGAAGCCACTGTAGCCGGAGATACCACTATAACCAGAGATACCAGAGAAGCCACTATAGCCACTGATGCCAGAGTCACCACTATAGCCACTGATGCCAGAGAAACCACTATAGCCACTAATGCCAGAGAAACCACTATAGCCACTAATGCCAGAGAAACCACTGTAGCCACTAATGCCAGAGAAACCACTATAGCCACTAATGCCAGAATCACCGCTGTAACCAGAAATACCGCTATAACCAGAGATACCTGAGTCACCGCTATAACCAGAGATACCAGAAAATCCAGAAGTACCACTGTAGCCACTGTAACCACTGTAGCCAGAAATACCAGATCCGCTGTAACCAGAAAAACCTGAGAAGCCAGAAATACCGTTTGCAATTGCAAGAATAATTGCTTGGTTGTTTGCAAAACCAATTGTGCCAGTTCCCGAAGATGATACTAGCGTTACTGGAATTGTCCAGTATGTTGTATTGTTTGTCGGTGTTGCTGTAATAGACCAAGTTTGGCTATTAGCGCTATTGGTTTGGTCTTGGACAACGATTTCTTCTGTTGCTTGGAGCAATGCCAAGAATACACTAATGTCGACACCGTTTGCAGCTAAGTTGCTTACATTTAAGTTTGCCGCACTAATTTGAATTACATTATCCCAAGATATGTAATCAGAACCGGGATCGCCGCTGGTTAAAAGCGTATTGGCTTTGTAGTAGTAATAATTGCTTGATACACCGCTCGCGCCAGAGAATCCAGAGATACCTGAGAAGCCACTATAACCACTAATACCGCTGTAACCAGAGATACCAGAGTAACCAGAGAAGCTAGAATACCCGCTGTAGCCTGAGATGCCTGAAAAGCCACTATAGCCGCTTACACCGCTTCCGCTGTAACCAGATATACCTGAAAAGCCACTGTAGCCAGAAATACCAGAGAAGCCACTATAGCCAGAGATACCACTGTAGCCAGAAATGCCCGAGAATCCAGATGCGCCGCTGTAGCCAGAAATGCCCGAGAAGCCACTATAGCCGCTTACACCGCTTCCGCTGTAACCAGATATACCTGAAAAGCCACTGTAGCCAGAAATGCCACTATAGCCTGAAAAACTGGAGTAGCCACTATAGCCCGAAATACCACTGTAGCCAGAGATACCAGAGAAGCCACTACGTCCAGAAAAACCACTAATACCAGAATAGCCAGATGTGCCGCTTTGACCAGAAAAACCTGATAAACCCGAAATACCGCTGTAACCAGAGATACCAGAAGCGCCGCTATAACCTGAAATACCAGAAGCGCCGCTATAACCTGAGATACCCGAAGCTCCACTGTAACCAGAAATACCAGAACCGCTGTAACCAGATATACCTGAAAAGCCACTGTAGCCAGAAAT